CCGATGTAGGGCACAATCGTCGACCGGCAGTTCGGATGGAGCGGCGGCAACGGCCCCTTCCCATGTCGAAGACTTCGCCGTCGTTGGCCGCGCACTGGATCGAGGTTCGGCTGTCCAGGGTGGCGACGAACCGGTACTTGTCGACGCCGAGCTGCTCAAAGCTGGCCTCGCGCGCGGCCGTGCTGGCGTGCGTCGCCGCCGTGCGGACTAGGGCGGACAGCTGCGCCGGCTGCTCGCGCGTCAACAGCCCGTCGGTGAAGTTGCTGGCCTTGGTGCCGCGCAGCGCCCGGACGGTCTCGTCGGTCGACCAGCCACGCTGCACGCCGGTCTGGACCGCGTAGCGGATGTTGTCGACCGCGCCGTTGTCGCCGCCGACGAACGAGTCGAACCACTCCTGCACCTGGCCGCCGAGGTAGGGCCGGTCCTGCACCGTGCGCCATACCTGCACAGGGTCGACGCGCCTGGCGTCAGGCAGCCGCAGCACCTTCTGGGCGCTCTCCTGCACCCAGAGCGTCTCCTGGCCGACGACCTCGCGCAGACCGTCGCGGACGTCGCGCTGGAGCTTCTCGACGCCGGCGCGAACGATGGCCTCGGCTTGCTCGATCATGCGGCGCAGTTGCGGCGACGAGTTGATGGCGACGTCGGCACCGCGGTCGGGGAACTCGGCGAGCTGCGCGGCCAGCTGACGGATCACCGGCCCGACGACCTCGAGGCGGAAGGTCTCGACCGCGTCGGCCTGGAGCCCTCGCACCGTGCGCGCGACGAGCAGGTCGTGGCGATAGAACCGCTGGATCCAGGTTGCCGCGTGCTTGCGCAGGGCGCCCTGGACGATCTCCGTCGGCAGCGGCGGAGGCTGGAAGCGCGTGCTGGTCACGGGGCTTCCTCGAGGTAGGTCTGCGGGCAGCGGCGAGCCAGCCAGTCGGCGTAGGTCTTGCGCCACGAGCCGTGGCTAACGGTCGACGCGCCGCACACCAGGCACTTGGCGATCCAGCCGGCGCGGTCGACGACGCCGTCGACCATGTCGTAGACGGCGCACAGCTCGCCGACACCGCCGCACCGGCAGCGCTGCGGCAGGCGGCCGGTCTCGTCGGGTGTCACGCTTCGGCCTCGTCTTCGGCCTCGTCCTCGGCGCTCTCTTCGCGCTCGGGCTGCGCCGGCGACGCCGCCGCGCGCTCGCGCTCGACGCTGGCGATCATCGCCTGCATCTGCGCTTCGAGGCCGCGTTCCTGGCGCAGCTCGATCTCGGCGGCGAGCGCGTCGGCGTCGTCCACCGTCGAGAGCACGCCGCGCACTGCGAGCTCGCGCAGGCCGACGTTCAGCGGGATCTGCCTGGCATTCATCAGCTGGACGATCACCGGCACGTCGGTCGCCTTGCCGGCGATCAGGCTGCTGTCGCGGTACAGCGTCCAGTCGAAATCCTCGGGCAGCTCGACGCCAGCCCAGGCCGCGGCGTACTCCATGGCGGTGTAGACGGCCCACTCCAGCGCCTCGATCCAGCGCTGCGCCTCGCTCTTCTCGTTGCTGTCGGCGCGGACCTCGCCGGTGGCCGTAGACGGGCCTGCGACGGCCATCAGCGGCTGCATTCCGAGCGCCATGCACCGTTCCTCGATGCGCTTGATCTCGACCTCGCCGGCCGCCAGCGACGTTCCTGCGATCTCGGTAAAGCTGACCTCAAGCGTGTCCGACGAGTCGGTGATGGTCGCGCCAGGCCCGACCTCGGGCTTTGCCTCGGCCATCTGCGACGACGCGCCCTTGATCGTCAAGATCGGCGAGCGGCAGTAGTGCAACGCTTCGCCCTGCATCGACAGGCTGTTCCAGTGCGCGACGTTCTGCCAGGCCAAGTCTTCCATCGGCGGCTCGCCGTGGAGCACGCCGACCTTCTTGGTGTAGACGGCGACGAGCGGGATGCCGGCGAAGCCGTGCTCCCATTCCTGCAGCAGCCGGTAGCCGGCGAGGTACTGGCGCTCGGCGTCGCGCTCGCGGTCTGGGGTCGTGTCAGCGCCCTGTCGGAACCACTGCTGAACCGTCGTCTCGGTCCAGACCTCGACCATGTCGCTCAGCGTGTCGTAGCCGAGGTTCGACGGCGTGTAGAACCAGTTGCGCAGGCGGAGCTCGGTCACGACCTCAACGCCGTTGCGCATCGTGGTCTTGCAGCCGATGAAGTTGTCCGGCGCGATGCGGCGCAGGTACGGGCGCGCGTCGATGGCGTCGGCCTCGATCAGCGTCATGCCCGTGGTCGGAACGTTGTCGACCAGGAACATACCGACGCCGCGGTCGACGGCGTCCTCGTAGATCGACTGCGCGAACGACGACAGCGACGTGCCCTGGCGGTCGGCGTTGCTCAGCAAGCGGTCCAGCGGCGGCGGCAGTTCGCCGCTGATGACTGGCGGCTTGGCAAACGGCAGCGACGCGATCTTGCGCACCGTGCGGTCGTAGATCGGGAACAGCACCGTGCGGCGAAGGCGCTGCGTGTACCGATCCGGCGTGCGCGTCTCCTTGCGGCTCGCGGGCGTGTACTTGACGCCGGCGTCGCGCATCGCGCGCGTGCCCGACCGCAGGATGCGGACCAGTTCCCACGACTGCTCCATCTCTTTGCGGGGACCGGACCAGTTGCCAACCGTTTCGGGTGTTGCCATGTCAGTAGTCGATGCTCGTGGTCCGCTCGGCGATGCCGAAGGCCTCGGCGATGTAGTAGCCTAGCGCGTCGGTGAGGTGTGTTAGACCCTTCGCCTCGCTGCCTTTCTTGTCGAGCTCGCCCGATCCGCCAGCCAGCAGCGTGACACCCTCGAAGTCGCGCACGACGTTCGGCGCGGCGACTGGATCGACGAGCAGGCGCACGACGCCGGCGGTCGACTTGAGCCTGCTGTTGACGGCGTTGAGGCGGTCGCGGACGTAGGGAGCCTTCTTGCCAACGCGCCAGCGCAGGCGGTCGCCGAAGGCCGGCCGCAGCACCTGCTTCGCCAAGTCCCAGTCGGTGCCCTCGGTCTGGCTGGTGTGCCGCGCACCGCCGGCGGGGTCGCCGTAGATCAGCACGTCGCCGGCGTGCTTGCCCCAGTCGGCGACGAGGCGCCGGCAGACGGCCGGCGTATTGCTGTTCTTTGGGATATGCACCTCGCCGATGACGCAGGTGCGCGTTTCGCCGTCGATGAACTGCTCCTGCATCACGACGGCCGTGCCTGGGTCGACGTTGAAGTCGAGGCCGATGATCAGCGCGCGCGCGGGGTCGTAGGTCAGCCGGCGCAGGTGGTCTTTCGGCGACCACGGGTAGTAGGCGAGGCCGTCGAAGCTGACCCACTGCGCTTCGTACTCCTGCGCGAAGGTCAGCGGGTCGAGGTCTTGGCGGGCCTGCTCAATCTCGGCCGGGTCGACGACGGTCGCCGACGTCCAGGTGAACGACTCCCACCCCTCGCGCGTGCCGGCGCGCGAATAGAGCTCGTAGAACAGACCTCGGCCCTTCGGCCTGCCCGTGAACCACGCCCAGCCAGGCGGTCGGCCCTTGGTCGACAGCGCCGGCCGGATCGACTGCTCCCAGCTCTCGCGCTTCACCTCGGCGATCTCGTCGATGCCGATGCCGTCGACCGGGATGCCTTCGATGCGCTGCGGTCGGTCAAGGCCGACGACCATCAGCTTCGAGCCGATCCGGTAGGTGATCGTGAGCTCGGATTCGCTGATGTTGGCGACGTGCTCGCGCGGCGACAGCGCCTTCAGGTCGTTCCAGAAGATGCGCTTCGCCTGGTCGCGGGTCGGCGCGGCGGCGACAAAGGTCGGCGAGGCCAGGCCGGTGATGCCGCCCAGAGCGCACCGGACCAGCCGGCGCTTCAGCCGCTCCGTCTTGCCCGACCGGCGACCGGCGGCGATGACGCAGAACCGCGCGCGGCTGTCGATCAGTCGCTGCTGCTCGGCGTGCGGCAGCAGGGGGATCCATCGCTCGGTCAACATGGCGGTCGGTTGCCTTCCATCCGGTCGATCTCGTCTAGGTCTGCGCGCAGGCGCTGCGCCTCGCTGGTCTCGCCGGCCTCGGCGGTCTCGTGGTCGATCAGCAGGCGTGTCCGGTCGATGTCGTTCTTCTCAAGCGACGCTAGGGCCTTGGCCACGCTGGCGATCTCGCGCGGCGAGTCGGCGACGGCCAAGCTGGCGTGCAGCTGCGTCACGACCTGCGCGCGCATCTCCGGCGTCAGGTGCTCCACCCACGCCGGAGACTTCGCCAGGGCGGCGATCATGCGCGAGCTGCCGCGAGGCTTAGGCCCTCGATAGCCGCCCCCTCCCTCCGAGGTGTCGGTCGTCATAAGCAGGACGTCACAGCTCAACCGTGCAGGCGCAGGTCTGGGAGACCATCGCGCAACCGCAGCTTGAGCAGGTCGTCTGGTTCACTGGCGAAGGATCGCACGGCTTCGCGCGCAGAATCAAGCCCTGCCTCGACGGCGGCGGCGTTCGGCGGCGATCCAGGCGGCGTGCTCTGACGGGTCGGCCTTCACCCAGTGCGGCGCAGTTTCCAGCATGATGACGTCGTCGAGCGCGACCTCAAGCGCAGCGCCCTGCGGGCTGGTCTCGCCGCGGGTCTCATGCCGGCAGGTGAGGCAGTGCGTGCGCAGGTCTAGGTACTTGTCGCGGCCGCAGCGGACGCAGATGGCGATGAGGCGCGGCTTCTGCTTGCGGTTGTCGCGCCATCTCCTGCGTGCCTCGCGCAGGCAGATGCCGCAGCGCATCTCACCCTTGTACGGCGACAAGTCTGCGTCGCTGGCGATGGGGTGGCCGTTGCGGCACCTGCCCTCGGGTCGGTGATTGCCTGATCCTGGGCGGTGCTGCGCGCCGGTTGTCACGCCCTAGATATCATCGGATATTGCCCTGCGCGGTAACGGTATGGGCCAAGTGCGTAGCCTACTCGTCGGCGTCGAGGCCGACCATTGCGCTGTGGTCGATGAGGGCGCCCATCACGCGCCGAAGAGCGCAGGTGCCGAAGCTGGCGCGGTCTGGATCCCAGGCGTAGGTGGCCTGCCAGAGACCGATCAGGCCGGCCTGCCACAGGTCGGCGGGCTCGCAGCCGGCGCGGCGCGCGCGCCAGGATGCGCCGAGTCGGCCATGCGCCAGGCGCACGATGCCCTGGTGGGAGTCGAACAGCTTGAGCTGCTGCGGCGTCGGCGGCCCGTAGTCGCGGAACCGCCGGTCAGAGCTGCGCGGCATCGAGTAGCCCGGTGTGGATGGCCTGGGCCGTCTGGGCGTCGGCCGGCGAGCGGTACAGGCGCGGCCAGGTGACCGTCCAGCCGCCTGGGCGCGGCCAGGCCTGCCCGTCGCCCCAGGACAGCCCCAAGGCCGGCGCAGGGCTTCCCAGGACGCGCAGGTCGACCGACAGGGTAGCCGGCGTCTCGGGGTGCCAGCGGAAGGCCAAGACGGCCAGGCAGTCGGGCGCGACCGCGACGTGGCCGCGGACGGTCACGGTTGCGCCGTCGAAGGCCGGCGCGGTGTAGGTGATGCCCAGGCCGTTCAGCAACGGCTGGCCGGCGTAGAGCTCGCCGAGGTCGGCCAGGCGCAGGGTCGGCCGGGTCACGGGCGCCATGGCTGCCAAATCGACGATGCGGGTTGTGCCGGCCTGCACCGCGGCGCGGACGTCGACGGCCCAGTCTCCGGGCTCGCCGTCGGCGGCAACGTAGTAGGCCGGCGAGCCGTCAGAGCTCCAGCCGGCGGCGTACAGCGGCGGCGCGGTCAGGGTGACGCGCCACCAGCCGTCGTAGGCGTAGGCGCTGGCGTTGGTCAGCCGGACGGCCTGCGCCGGCAGGGCGGCGGCGACGAGCAGCAGCGGCAGGATGCGCATGGGCGCATCGTCGTGCCGCTGCAGCTACGTCTGCCAGCCCTCAGCCGCCCAGCTTGGGCGGTTGCGGCTTCGTCAACTGTTGCAGCTGCCAGCTTGAACGCATCACAGACCGCTCGTGGCGCAGCCGCTCATCGTCGGTCAGTTGCTGCACGTCGACCGCCTTTCCTTCGGCGTGCGAAATCAGCAGCTGCTGCACCGCCTTGCGCGCGCGAGCCGGCGCGTGTTCGGCCTGCTCGGCGTGCGTCAGGATGCGCAAGCCGTCCTGCTCGGTGATGACTGTCACGACCTCGCCGAGGCCCAGGAAGTAGGCGCGGATCTCGTCGCGGAGCTGGAGCATGGCGACGCGGTATTGGCTGCTGTGACGCGGGGTCAACGTTGCGTCCTCGACCTGCGCCGGCGTGAGGTAGTCCCCACGCTTGAGCGCTTGAAAGTCGAGCGGAAAGCGTTGCGCGTCCATCACGCGACCGCCTTGCCATCGATGGCCTTGATGGCGAACCGGCCGTGCTTCGGCCGCCAGTCGCACAGACCTTCGTAGCGGCCGGCGACGTCGAGGATGGCGTCGATCTCCTTGGCGTCCAGCAGCGACTCGTCGAAGTTGACGGTGAACTCCAGCGCCCAGGCGCGGAAGATCGGGCGCGACCGGACGATGCGCTTGCGGTCGACGCCGACCGTTGCGCGCAGGACGAACTCGCCGGAGGCCCACAGCTCGTCGGGTTCGCGGCTGCCCTTGTAGACGAGCGGCGCGGGGTCGACGACGATGAGGCCGGAGACGATGGCCTTGCCGCGCTTACTGCGCGCGGCGGCGTTGCGGAGCATCCGTTCGAGGCAGCGTTCGGGGACGAACGGGCCGAGCGTCGGGTCGAAGTACAGGCCGCCCATCCATTCGCGGCGGCTCATCTCCAGAAGGTCGTCGTCGGTCTTTTTGACCTTCTTGGAGATCTCCTTGAGCAGCCTGGTCCATTTGTTCATGGGGTCCGCGAGCTGCTCATTGTGCATGACCAACGGGGCCACGCCTTCGATTCGGTACTTGCGTTCGAGCATCTGTCATGCCCCTCCTTGGGGCGATTGGTTATCTGCGCGAGTTAGCGGCCTCGCGCCCAGCCGTTGAAAGAACATCCAAGCCTTGCCAAGCCCTGCCCTGCCAAGCCCTGCCATGCCCCGCCACGTTCCAAGCCTTGCCACGCCGTGCCCCGCCGCGCC